TTATGATGACTTAAGAACTTATAATGATTCATCTAAATGGGATTATAATGTTTTTAAAGATGTCGCCACTAATTTATATCGAGTGATGAAAGTTGGTGGAGTTATTGTGTGGGTAGTTGGTGATGCTTGCATTAAAGGTAGTGAAACAGGAAGTAGTTTTAGACAAGCATTATATTTTATGGATTTGGGTTTTAAGTTACATGATACTATGATATATGAGAAGGCGGGTTGTGCATTTCCAGCAAGAAGAACAGGCAATAGATATTCACAAATATTTGAATATATGTTCGTATTAAGTAAAGATAGTAAACCAAATACTGCCAATTTAATATGTGATAAACCTAATAAATGGGCAGGTTGGAAACCTTGGGGCAAAGCAACGATGAGAGATAAGGAAGGTAATTTAGTTGAAAGAGAACAGAAACCTACTCCAGATTTCTCTCCACGTAATAACATTTGGAGATATAATACTGGTAAAGGTTATACAACTAAAGACAATTATGCCTTTGAACATCCTGCAATGTTCCCTGAATTGCTTGCCAAAGATAACATTTTATCATGGAGTAATGAAGGTGATTTAGTATTAGATACCTTTGCAGGAGCAGGAACCACACCAGCAATTAGTAAAGAATTAAATAGAAATTACATTGGATTTGAAATAGATGAATCATATTATAATATTGCATTGAGGAGAGTTGAAGAGCATATGCCAGTAAACAAAGTGGCACATAAATCTCCCAATGCTCTAGAAGATGCGTTATATTAACAATATGGGAAACGAAATGCCCTTAGCGTTTCGTTTCTCTCACCTATTCTTTATACTTTGGAGGGTAAATTGCAAACAGTTTCTACTATTGAAGTAATGCCTGATTCATCTTTATCTCCATCACAAATTGTAGAGAAAAGATGTATTGCTTTAACTAAAGCATTAGAGCAAAACTATCAAAAACGCTATCCTGATTTCAATTCAAAGAAAGTATTTAAAATGGAATTAGGACGCAAATATTGGAAACTTAATCAGGTAGATTACGACGCTAATGGAGAAGAATTTAGCGGAGGAGTTCATGCCTTTGTTGATAGAAACTCAGGAGATGTTTACAAACCAGCATCATGGAAATCACCAGCAAAGCATATTAGATATAACTTATTAGATGATAATTCATTTGATGAGTGTTTATCAAGAGCAGATTGGGCAGGTGGTTATCTATACATAAGATAACAGATTATAAGTCCTAAGTATGACTTTAAACTGCTTATTGTCAACCTATTTTTATTATCCACATGGCATTCAATTCAGAAGTTGCACTATTCAATCTACTTGAAGATGCACAAACATCAGTTGAATTACTTGCAGTAATTGATGATTATCTAAACGAAGATGAGGTATAAAGTATGACACATCTTGCTAAAATTAGATATATTGATGAACAAAATAGAAGTCATTATATTGAAATAGAGTCGGATGTGGCAGACAGAAGGCATATTGAAGAGTTAGTAAGGTGCAGATATCCTGCTAAGCAAATATACTTTCAAGGTGTATATCAGAAGTGAGATAGTAGGACAGTTGATAAAGTGGCACAAGCGGGGTGGTGACACCCCGCTTTTCATGTATAATAGAAGAGTAGTCAACCAAAGGATTTAAAATGATGACTAAAAAAATTGATTATCAAGCAATCAGAGATTTCCTAACGGATGATGAGTGGGATGTGATTGATGCTGCTCTTAATGAGTATCAAGATCATTATGATTATGATGAAGATTCAACAGTTTTTGATAATGTAAGCATGAAATTACAGTCTATCTTTGATAACACAAAGGAGGACAATTAATCATGTCATGTTTACATAATGAAGCAATTCTTGAAACTATCTTTGAAGAAGTTATGGAAGAATTAGAATCAAAGAATTTTAATCTTCTATTTACTCAAGAAGAATTAGAGCAAACTGCATCCACTATTACTCAACAACGTTTCGAGGATTTACAATGAAAAATCTACATATCATGCACCCTGAAGATTATGTTTTTGACGGTAAAAAGTCTGTCAAAACTATACTTGAAATCCTCAAGTCTTGCATGGATTATGATAACAAGTTTGAGAATCATTACTCCATTAAGTATGATGGAGCACCTGCTATTGTGTTCGGAACCGATGTAAACAATGGCAGGTTTTTTGTTGGCACTAAATCAGTCTTTAACAAAGGAATTAAGAAGATATGTTATACAAATGATTGCATTGATTATTATTATTCAGATAAGAAAGATTTAAATCATATCTTAAAACAATGCCTTAAGTATTTGCCTAGAGTTAGTGGCATTTATCAAGGTGATTTCATTGGGTTTGGTGATAGAGAAACAACTGAATTTACACCTAACACAATAACATATAAGTTTGATAATCCTCCTTCACAAAATATCATCATGGCAATACATACGATGTATATTGGTGATGAGTTTGATGTGATGGTTGCATTGCCTGATAGTGGAATAATGTTACCAACTAATGAAGGTAAAGTATTATTTTTGAACACGATTGCAGAGCAGACTACTGATGATAGAATATTTCAAAATGCTTTTGCATACACATATTCTGCCATTATTGATACATTAGAGATAATATATGAGTTCCCTAAGTTTAGAACTAAGGCAGCAAAAGCAAGAGTATTAAAGTTAATCAACTCATATATTCGTGATGGAAGAGTAATTAATGCTGAGGATTTAGCAAAAGAAACTGGTATCGACTTTAGAATATTTGAACTCTATGTAATGATAACTCAACTCAAAGAGATTGTTATGAATAGATTCAAATGTGCTGAAGGTTATAACACTACCCCACGTGCATTCTTATCAAATAAGGAGATAGAATGTGAAGGCATTGTTGTTAGTCATGTCAATCATTGGAGTCGCATTGTTATTAAATTAGTTCAACGATATACCTTCTCTAATGCTAACTTTAACAACCCTAAATTTGCAGTAGTATGATTTACCGTCCTGTATGCGATTTACACACTAAAGTATTACTTTGGAGTTGTGAAATTAATGGTGGTTATTTAATACAATCATCAGTGGATTTATCATCCAAAAGTGATACTATAGGTAACAAGTACATTATAGGGAAATGATGTACCAGTTCACAAAGTGGCACACTGTTGGTTGTATCACCCCTAAGAAATGCTATTATTAAGAAGTGGAGGACATCATCTGCAGTAACTGATTCGCTCATCTGCAGTAACTGATAATCCTTCACTCCAATTTTCACCCTATTTGATTTCACATTATGAGACAAATTGAAAAGCAAATGAACTTCGCTGTTTCTAATAAGGGTAATTTTAAAAAAGCAAATACCGAAGTTAGTTACAACGAAAATACAAATTGCTCTCAAGTTTATCTACATGGACATCAAATTGCAACCTATTGTCATAACACTCAAGCGTTAAAGATGTCATCCTGTGGATATGAAACAGTAACCACAAAATCACGTCTTAATGCACTATTAACAGAGTTAAAAACAGGTTGTTCAGTATTCCAAAGAAAGTTTAAATGGTATCTTTGCAATGATAGAAAGTTCGTTGATTTCTTCGACGGAATGATATTATTAGATACCTATTCTCTAGAGGTGGCATAAACATTGCCCCTCTTTTTTCTGTCCTTTATTATTCTTTTTATTATGCAATCTCTATCACAAAATGTATACGAAGAGGTGTTACAAGTTTGGGTAGGTAACACCGAACACGATGATTTTAACATCGGTTGTGAACTATTTGATACTGTAATTGAGGAGGTTAATTAACAATGAATCACGACAATGAGTATCATACAGATGTTAATTATGGGAACAGATTTCCTGATGATTGGTATTTTAATGATGACAAAAAAGAGTCATTAATTAACACTTTTCAAACACAAGATGATTACAAAAAGTGTTACAAACCCTATCGTACTTTGAGGAATTACTAATGAACAATTGGAGTCAAACTTACTTCACTGATTTAACATCAGTAGAACACAACATTAATAACAATTGGTTCGCAAGTATGCTCTCTATGTTAAAAGATGATGGGGTGTTATTTGTGCCAGTTCTTAACAAACAGTTCAACAAATTAGGGGAGGAATTATGAACATTAAAAACGTTAATCGTTACACTAGAGCAGGTAGAAATGGTAAGGAAATTACATGCCCTAAGTGTAAAGAATCCGCACCAGTATATCACTTCAGTTGGAGTGCAATAACATGCCAATTCTGCTCAAGTGATATAAACAAAGAGGACTGGTTAATTATAACATAGTCTCCGAATCTTTCCGAGGTGAGCGATTTTTTCTATTCCGAGATTCGCTGCGCCCGATATAAACAACTGTACCACAATCTTTCAAACAAAATGTCAACAACCCACGAAGAATTGAGAGAGCAAGCAATCAACATCCTTGAGCAAATTGAGGACACTGTTGAATACATTTGCGACGAGAATCTCATATCAGGTGAGAAAGTATGGGTGATGATTCACGCACTAAGTGAAGCAAAACTTGAAGAATTTCCCCTAGATGATGACAATTATGCTTGACAAATCTGTAAGGATAAATTATAATGTAAACAACGTAATTTGCCCTGCTATGTATGAACCAGAAGTCAACGATTACGTCATTTGGAAACGTCCTAACACGGACATAATTGATGAAGGTTGGGTATACTTTAAGGGGGAGAAATTAGAGGATAAAAAAGGATTTAAACCGCACACGAGATACTTAACAATAGAGACATCAATTAGGGAGAAACCAGTATGCACAACCTCAGACAAATTTAGACTCAAACATAATACTTTACAGCACAAATATATCCATACATTGTTATTATGTAACGACGCAAATTGGAGTGAATTAAAGTATGTCAAATCCAGAAAAGATGCCTATTCAACTGAATATTTTCAACGGGAGATTTGATGCTCTTAATTGTCAACAACCGAATGAAGATTGGGATGGGTTAATTTATACTTTCTGTTATACGAGTAAGGATAACATAGTGAATGGATTTTACTCAGAATATTGTATAGAATCATGGGGCAAATCTAACACACTAATGTTAATGAATTTGTTCAAAGATTACAACTATAATATAACAGTTAGAAAGCATGAATTGCCCCCTAGTTAGTATTAACAACTATGGGGGTATTTCTGTGGAAAAGTATCATTTTCTGTGGAAAACTAGTGGAAAAAGTGTTAAAAACGTTTAATTAAATATAAATCAATTGTTTATACTTAACAGAATATTGCCTCTGAAAAGTGATATAAATACCCTGTTTATTGTGCTGAGTTGTTGTTATCTAAGCGAGCATAACATCGAACGGAGTTCTTGTCAACTACTTGCTACACGGTTTGTAACACTGTAGGGGTTGCAATTAGCAGT